CGTGCAGACCGTGCTCGAAGCAGGGGGGTATATGGAGCGAACCCAGTACAACGTCCGTCTCCCCGCCGCAACGGCCTCCTGGAGCCTCCCAGACGGGTCTACGGGGGCATCCACGGCTATCATCGTCGGCGGCGTTCCCATCGCCTCCCTCGCCCAGGGCAAGAAAATCGTGGCCGGCGGGAAGACCGTCCGCATCACGACCCAGACCTATAAGCCCGGGTCGGCATGGGTCACGCTCGTCGTCATCGACGACAACCAGTAATGCCGGCCAAGGTCTCCATTGAGCCGAAGTCCCTTGCGGAGTTCGTGGAGGCCTGCCGCCAGTTCGCGGCTGGGATGAAGATTACCATGCGCGACGCCGTGCTCGAGCAGGGCATGCTTGCCTGTCAGGACGCGGCCAAGTTCACCCCTCCACTTCCCCGCGGCGGGGGCAACGGCCTAAGCCCTGGCGCAAAGAAGGCGGGCTTGAGGGCGGTCGCCGGAGACATCTCCAAAATCTTCGTGGCCGCAAACGATTCCTCGGAAAGGGGTGTCGCTGGAAACATCGTCAATCAAATGGCCTTCGCCGTTAAGTCGGGCGACTTCGGCATGTTCACGCGCCTGACCGATGGGGGCAAACTCTCCGGCATGCTAGGCCAGCGCAGCGTCCTCTCGAAGATCGCGGCTGACGCCGACAAGCAGCGGGCCTTTGCCAAGGCCAAGAACTTCCTGAACAGGGCGAACCCTGTTAAAAGCGAATACGGAACGCCCGGCTTTGTGCGTGACCTCAGGCCCATTCATAACCAGGTCAAGAGCCGCTTCGGCGGACGCATAAAGAAAGGGCAACGTGCCATCTCTGCCAAGTTACTCGTGCAGGATAAGAACGAGCTTAAGGAATATATTGAGGCCCGGCAGAAGATGGTCGGCGCGGTCAAATCTGGCTGGGCAAAGGGAATGGCCAGTCTCCCTCGTCCTAAGGACATGAACGGCCAGCAGGGCGAACCTGGCGCCGAGCTGCGCAAGGCAACTTGGATTACCTCGCATTCTGGCGTGGCCGGCAGTAGTGTGACCGCCTTCACCGACAAGATCGCAGAAATCGCCGTGACCAACACCCTAGGCAACATCAACGGCATCGCCGACGAGGCGGGAGTCCTAGGCATGGTCTACGGCAACCGCGTAAAGCAGATGCCCGCCATGATGCGTCACCGCATGAAGAAACCCGTAAACAAGTTTAACAAGAAATAACCATGTCCAACTCCATCCGCCACGTCGTCGAGTCGACCCTCGCGACCTACCTCTCTACGCAGACCGGCCTTGCCGGCGTCCAGATCCTGACGGGCGACAGCGCCGTGACGCAGACCCTGCCCAAGGCGGTCGTCCTCTGCGACTCTGCCCGGGCCCCTGGCGACCTCCCCGAGGGCCTTGGCAATTACGAATGCTCCGTCCGGGTCACCCTGTTCTCGAACGCCGACGACACCACGCTGGCCGTCCACCGCGAGCGCTGCGCCGCCCTGTCGGACTGCATGAAGAGCCTCGACCTTATTCAGGCTGCCTTCGCGGCCACGAGCGGCGCGGCCCTGTGCTACGACGTGACCTATCGTTCCGAGGACGAGGGCATTGACGAGCGCTCCTGGGCGACCTCCTTCGCCTTCGACGTGCTCACTTGCCTAGACCCCGAGTAGGTTGCCAATTAGGGCAGGAGTAAGATGAGCGAAGTAAACAAAGGCGTGGTCTGCTTGTATGGAATTGGCGCCGGCCAACAGGCCTCGCTTTTCGTGCAAAGTTACACGGTCACCTCTGGATTCAACAACACCGGCACGGTGGTCAATGAGTCCGGCCTGACGGTGACGGCTCGTTACGACGACCGCCGCTCCGAGATCACCATCGAGGGCGTCGCCAAGCTCACTTCCGTCCCGCAGCTGGGCGCCACTCTTTCCTTCACCGCGAAGACCGCCTCGGCCTACCCTGGCGGCTCGGCTTCGGTCTCCTTCTCTGGCGTCATCACGAAGGTCGACGACCGCGGCAGCTCGAAGGGTTTCGTTTCGGTCAGCATCACTGCTGAGTCGTACGAAGAGATCACCTACTAATTGACACCCCCGCAAGGGGAGTAGTCTTGAGGGAGTGGATAGGCGCTTCCTCAATAGCCAGGTCGACCCTGCCCCGTTTGCCTTACTGGGCAGAACCCTTTACCCGTGGTGCCTGAAGTACCGTGTGCGCCTGCATGCGTTCGACTCTCCCCTGGTCACCGGGGAACGCGGCGTCACGCCCGCAGACCTCCTCTTCGCCTGTCAGGTATGCGCCGAAGAACCGCTGGGAAAGGTCGGCATCATCGACCGACTCCGCCTATCCAGGCTCAATGAAAACCCTGCAAGGTTTGAACTGCTCCTGAAGGCCTTCGGAGGATATATCCTGGTCGAAGACTGGCCGAAGTTCTGGGAGCAGGATCAGAAGAAGAGCGGCGGAAGCAAGGGAGTCCCTTGGCCGATGAGCGTCGTCGCGAACCTAGTGGCGAATGGAGTGCCATATAAGCAGGCCTGGGAAATGCCAGAGTGTCAGGCCATCTGGCTTAACGCGGCCTTTGCCATGCGCAAGGGCGTGGACGTGGCGATCATGTCGCCCGAGGAAGAGGCCTTCATCGAAGAGCAGCTGAAGGCCGGCGAAGGGGAAGCCCCCGTTGCCAATCCCGCAGGGTAAAGAGCCAATGGCCCAAGACCTTACCGTAAACATCAAGACGACCTCCGACGTCCCGCAGGCCATGGAGAAGTCGAAGAGCGCAGTCGTCTCTTTCTCCAAACAGGTCGAAGACATCCAGAAGAAGTTCTCGACTGCGTTCAAGGACATCTTCCTCGGATTCACCGCCCCGATGGTTCTCCTTCAGGGCACGATCAGCATCATCTCCAATGCTATCGCCAAGGCCAAGCAGGACGCCAAGGAAGGCCTTGACCTGATTGCCAAGGGCGAAACCGTCTTTGCTTCCTCTGAAGAGAAGCGCATGGCGATTCTGTTTAAGGCAAAGAAGCAGCGCGAAGAGGAGCTCGCATTAATCAAGGCTGGAAAAGAAGAGATGACTCGCAAGTTCCTCACCGAAACCGAGTCAGGGAAAAACATTGTTTCAAAAGAAATGTCCGGGGCTGTCGCTATGCAGAGGCCCATCCCAAGCGTAGACCAACTTTCAAAGCGTTCAGATATCCAGGGCGAGGCTGTCCGTCGGTTCCTTGAATCTCCAGAAGGAGCACAATACGCCAAGATCCTCGCAGAGCAGGAAGCAAAAGACACGGCTTCCGAGATGAAGGCCGGCACGTTCAAAGGCCCTGAGGGCTTCGGCACGGTGGTCGGCGTGGGCGCCAACCCGGTCGTGGAAGCCATGACCCGCCAGAACGAAATCCTCGAGGAGATTAAGATCATCCTCCAGGAGCAGAGCATCATCAACAAGGGCGGCATGGTTCCCTCTCCGTTCACTGAGGCGGTACCCGTGACCTTCCAGAAAATCGGCGCCGTCTAATATTTTATGAGCATCGTCAATACGGGCAACTCGCTCGCAGCGCAATTCATCCAGCCTGGTCTTACCATCATGTCTGACGGCTTCGGACTGGTCACCGCGTCGGCGACGTACAAATGCGACTGGTCGGCCGCCGTACCTACGACCATGCGCGGGACTCCCCTGGACTTCGGTGGCCTGACTTACCTCAAGGCGCACAAGTCGAGCATCAGTTACGACAACCTCCAGTACAAGACGGTGAAGGTAGACTATGTCGGCATCGACCCGACGATCGGCGGCGGCGTCATGACCCTCGCCAATACTTCTGTCGCGAACGGCCTGACCGCGGAAAACATCACCAGCCACCCTAACTTCTTCGAGGCGGCAGCGGGCTACGGTGGCCTGCCTCTCGCCGGCCTGCCTTCCGACTTCGGCGGCGCTTATAACGACTCGACGCTCGGGCCTCCTGTCACTCTCATCAACGAAGACACGGGTAAGCCTGTCGTCGTCCCTTCTTCCGAGGGCTACAACGGCGCCTGTTTCGAGACCGGACAAGGCGGCCGCTTCATCGGCTTCGTCGACCCTTCGGTGCGAGACATCTACGGCAAGACGCAGTACCTCGCCCGTACGACGACTTATTCGGGAGTGATCTATACGAGCTCAGTCTCTTATGTTCAAGCCCTGTACGCCCTGCTCGGTACGGCTACAGGGGGCAACTCTTGGGGCATCTTCCAGCTCATCCCGGCCTGGGGCCCGACTGGCACCGGCGACTTCGGAAAACAGAACCTACTCTCTCAGGTCAACGTCGAGGAGTTCGGACTGCTTTACAAGGTGCTCTACGAAATCCGTTACTCGAAGGAAGGCTGGCCTCCCGACGTCTATCAGAACATCTGATTTATGAGCGTTCAACCTGGAGTCGGCTACACCTTCAAGGACTCAAGCCAAGGGACGACCCTCAACATCGAGAAGCCGTGGTCGCCTTGGGCAAACTATGTCCTTCCCGCGGAGGACGTATGCACGCCCTTTAAGGTCAAGAATGTCGAGGAGCAGACGGCCGGGGAGTCGACGATCGTCGTCTACGACATCTGCCCGGGCATCATCAACAACGTGATGCCTCAGGTTTATAACACCGTCTCCGAAGCATTCGAGTACCTGGACGACCTGACCGCAGGCTATAAGCTGATACTCGAGTTCGACTCGACGACCTCGTCTTTCGTCTACCTCCGCGTCGGCCCTGACGCCACGTCCGGCGCCTTTCCTCCGACCGCCCCGATCGGCACGGGCGACCCAGACGACCCCTATCCCCGCATCTATAGCACGGGCACGGCTTTGCCTTCGGACACCGACGCCCTTGGCTATGTCCTCTTGGCTAAGGTCAACGCCCTCGGCAGCGGAGTCTACTCGGTGGACCAGTATGTCACCGGCTCCCTCTGGGGCGACCGCATCAAACTGGGCACGCAGACGGCTCAGTATTACTACGCCCGCATCTGATGGGCTTTGTCATCGGAGACAATGGCGTAGGCATCAACACCTGGGCGGTGCTTCGCGGCGCCGTGATTCAGTTCAGTCCGCCTGCCCGCTATGATAGCAATGAAGTCTATACTGATACCGGGGTGGCCTTCAAGAGCGAGGAAGGCAACGGCCTGTTAAAGCGTGGTTTCACCGATGCTTTCTTCATCGCCGACATGACCGTCCGTATCGACGACACGGACTTCTACCTACAGGCCTCCAACTTTGACGAGAAGTATGTGACCGAACTCATCGGCCAAAACGTGGAGAACGACTCGGCGGAGGTCTACGCCATCGACGCAACCGCCTTCGTCCCCCCGGACTATCAGACCCTGTCGCCCATGCCGACGACCTACACGATCGTGGACATCGGCCTGTTCGACCCCATTACCTAGCCCCCTTGCCAATCTGGGCAGGGGTATAAGACCCGATGAGCTGCTCTAACACCGTAAACATCTCGCAGGGCAACACCTTCGCCTGCACGTTCACCTGGACTCCAGGCGCCTCGGGCCCCGCGAACCTGTTGACCACGACCCTGACCTCGACCGTCGAAGACCGGGCGGGCAAGACCTATGAGCTCACGATCACGAAGGCGCTGGACGGACTGTCTTTCACCGCGGTCTACCCCGGCTCGACGGAAGACTGGGCCATCGGCCTAGGTCGCTGGGACATCAAGTTCGTCTTCCCTGGGGACACCATCTCCCGCACGGAAATCTTCCGCATCAACGTCATCGACAGCGTCACCGTCTAAGCGCCGACCATGCCTGACGCGACGATTACCTCCACGGAGAGCACCTTCGGGACTATCTCGGGCACCTTCGCGGCCGACCAGTCCACGGTCACGGGAACCATCACTGGCATCATCACCGGCACGCTCTCGGGCTCCGTCGGCGTCCCTGGCCCTCAAGGCCCCGCCGGCCCCCAGGGCGAGCAGGGTGAGCCGGGCCCTCCCGGGCCTGCGGGCGTTGTCTCGGCCGTTCTACCCCTCTCGCTGACCTCTGGCGTCCTTACGATCGATGGGTCTGGCTACTACCCCTCCTCGAACCCTTCGGGCTTCCAGACGGCCGCCCAAGTCTCTACGGCCCTTGTCCCCTTCCTCCTCAGCTCGACGGCCGCGTCGACGTACCAGACCATCTCTGGCATGTCGGCCTACCTGTCCAAGGCGGGCAACCTCGCCGGCCTGACTGACCTCGCCCTGGCCCGCGACAACCTGCAACTCGGCACGCTCAATAATCCCGTGTTCGCCGGCGTGCAGATTCAAGGCGCTGGCTCGAACGTTGCCAACCTCGGCGCGACCTTCCTGAACCTCAGCCAACCCGGCTATGGGATGTTTACGATCCAGCCGTCCCAGGGCATCGTCTTCCCTGACGCGTCCATCCAGACCACGGCCTTCACATCGGCGCTGCTCACCGACTACCTTGCCAAGGCCTCAAACCTGAGCGACCTACCCTCCGCGTCGACAGCCCGCACGAACCTTGGTCTCGGCTCCCTGGCTGTCGTCAACGACGCCCCCTCCGACGGCTCGCAGTACGCCCGCAAGAACGGCGCCTGGGATGTGGTCACGGCGGGTGCGGACTTCATCTCGAGCGTATCATCCCCGCTGGCCGTCACGACCGGCAACCTGACGATTGACCTGTCCGCGTACGCTCCGCTCGCCTCGCCTGCCTTCACGGGTACGCCGACAGCCCCGACGCCTTCCCCTGGTACAGACTCTACGCGGATCGCGACGACCGAGTGGGTGAAGGACTTTGACTACGCTCCGACCAATTCGCCTCACTTCACGGGCAACCCTCAGTCGGTCACACCTAACCTTTCTGACAACGACACGTCCATCGCGACGACGGCCTTCGTCAAGGGGCAGGGATACCTAACTTCTGCTGCTCTCGTAGGCTACGCGACCGAGTCCTTTGTCACGTCGGCCCTGACCGGCTATGCTACCGAGTCGTGGGTGACCTCTCAGGGCTACATTACGTCCTCGGCCCTGTCGCCCTATCTCCTCAGCTCGACGGCGGCATCCACCTATTACCTCCAAACCAACCCGGCGGGCTACATCAACACGACCACCCTCGGCAACGGTTCGGCCCCAGCTGGCGAAGACATCCTCGACGCCTTACAGAATGCCGTGGCCCCAAGCACGTCGAACCCTTACGCGACCGAAGGTTATACCGACTCTAGCATCTCATCCTTTGCGGCTACCCTGTCTTCCACCTACGCCACGATCGCCTCGCCTAGCCTGACGGGCGTACCGCTTTCGACGACGGCAAGCCCTGGGACAAATACCCAGCAGATTGCCACGACTGCCTTCGTCACCGCGGCGGTGCCTGCGTTCTCGACATCTACTCAATCTCGACAGGGAACCGGCACCACCACCGCCCAGAATCCGCTTGGTGATCTGTGGCAGATGATGAACCCGGGATTTATCCCGATCATTAGGAGTGGACTGACTTACACGGCGACTGGAACGATGGGCGCGTCTGGCATCGGGTCTTATACCAGCCGAATGACGATGGGGACGGCAGGCGCTGCGTCTGGAAGTTTCCGCACGTTCGGCGCTTCGCAGATCGACCAGTCATTTATCTGCGTCTCTAAGGGATACAGGTCTTACATCGACTTCTCAAGGGTCACTTGGTGCAGCGGTCGCTTTTACACGGATGACGCATGGTCTGATCCGCAGGTTTCGGCTGGTTTCTATTTCGGCAAGGCGGCTAACAGCGCAAACGGAAACCTTGCTCGCAAGGGTTTTGGCTGGAGGATTAACGGCAACTCCACTCCGGCGAGCCGTACCGCCGTTCTTCAGGTTCATAACGGGACCACTCTGACCAACGTTTCTACATCCTTTGCGCTGGTTGC